TCGATGCTCGTTGCAGTGTATGGCACAACCAATTCATCTGCTGGCACAAACTTTGATACTGCTCTACCCATCGGCACATCGTAGTAAACTTTTTTAAATGTAGAACCTGCGAGTGGTAGATGAAATAACATTGAGTCAAACTCTGCCTCGTATTCTTTCATCTGATCCATAATCAGATAATTCATGAAATCTTTTACACGTGTTGCCTGTTGTTCAGTCTGTGGATTCTTGACACCCACAACCTGTGTTCTCACAGGTCCATCTGCTGGTAATAATTCTTTGTATGCTTGCGCCTGAAACTGTGTGACCGCCTCCGCCAATACCGGGTGTGTTGCACCACTGGCTCCTTGAAATGGTTCTGTTCTATTCTCGTATTTAAAACCAAGAAGATCTAACCCTGTGATGTAGGATTGCTCCCACTCTTTTCTGGAAGCCTTGTAGTCCATATAATTCTGTGTCATCTCAGAACCTATAGGTTCTAAAACATCGTCTGGTAAAAGTTCTGCTAGATTATCAAAGTGTGATTCTGTTCCTGGCACGTTGATCGCACCTGGTTCATAGTCTAATGTTACGCCACCATCTTCTTCTGGTATGACCTCGATCGGTCCTTTTTCCTCTACTGGTTCCTGAACAGCAACATCTTGGATCTCCTGCTCTGAGGGGATCTTCTCTTGGTTTCTAGTGTTCGGGAGTCCTTTGTCTATTTCTGCCATTTAATACTCCTATACTTTCTTAGCACGTTTTAATAAGCCTGACAAGCCCTGTGAATCAGGGTTCATGGATTCTAGCATAGCACCTGATGGATCGCCTGCTTCCTTTGCAATACCACCACCTGCAGCTTGAAACTCACTTATTCTCTGTGATCCACCTACACCTGGATCATAGAATCCTCGTTCTAACGCTCTTTGTATTTTATCTTCTGCGAACTTTGCTTCTGCTGCTCGATCTTTTTCTAGCTGTGATTCGTACATACCAAGATCAAAAAAATCTCCAGTTTCTAATTGTGGATTTACTCTTGTAAATGGTTGCATAGCTTGTAATACATCTTGTTCAGTTGTTCTTTTGCCTGGTCTACTAACATATTGTTTTGGTTGACCCATTTTATCTAAACTACTTAAATAACCTTGGTAGACATCTGTCAGTTTATCTGCTTGTCCGTATCTTGGATCAGATTCTTTTAATTGTTCTTTCATACTTTTACCGCCTAGACCAAAAGTTAGATTAGAAATTATCTCATCTTTGTCCGCACCGGTTGCATAATCTGTTGCTGCAAAGAAACCACCAAAGACTATCTCAGGAGCGATTACTCCTGCACCTAAAATTCTTGCTGCACTGGCTGCAGCTTTTGCACCTTTGGCAGTTTTAGTAATATTGTTTATTGCATTTATATTTGCTCGATCTCCTGGTGATAAGTTAGTTCCACTTCTAACTTTTTCTAAACCTCTAGCAATGCATTGTGTACTTCCGCCTAAATTAAATTCTACCCTACCACCTTTTGCGTTACCCGGACAGCCAATAGCTGCATACTTTGAAAAAATATTTTTTTCTAATTGATTAATAGGAGGTGATTTAACTGCTAGTTTATCCACATCATTTAGTAATTGTGCATTTGCAAATAATTTTTGTGCTGTTTTTCCTGCAGTTCTTTTTTCGTTGTCAACTTGACCTTGCATAATAAGACCTATTTCTGCTCTATCAATATCTGTCAGTTCTTTAACAGCTTTATCATAAAAACCAAAACCTAAAACGTTTGCATAATTAGTGCCATACACTTTTGGTTTTAAAGTAAATTCATCTAACTGAAGACCTTGAATTCTACCGTCTGCTAAATCAACTACAGTAGATATTTTTCTATTATTAAATTCTATTTGTTTTCGTAATTCTTCAGGTATTGTTTTTAAATTACTTGCTTGTTTATAAAGTTTATTCTGTTCCGCGTACAATTGTTTTAATTTATTTTCAAAAGGTTTAACGGCTTCGTTATTTATTTGTACAAACTCAGGATCATCAAAATCTAACCCTAAATTCATAACATTATATAACCGACCTGTTTTTTTAACTTGCTCTAGACTTAAACGATGAGCCTGTTCTAAAGGTTTTCCTTTTTTAAAATCTGCTAAAATTCTTTCTATATTGTTATCAGATACTTCTTTTACTAAATCATATTTCTTTTTATTAGCTTTTTTTCTTATTGGATCGGGATCATCCCCTACTAATTTTAATTTTTTTCTTTCAGCCAAAGCTTTCTCTGCAGCTTTTTTAGTTGTAAAATATTGAACACCTCTAAATTTTTCAGGTATGTTTGATATTACATCTGGTTGATTTGCGGCTGTGTTTCCAAAATTTATTTTAAATTTTGCATTTTCTGGTATTTTAAATTTTAATCTACCAGTAGATCTATCTATTGCTTTTTTATCTATGTCTCTTATTTCTCTTATCTTTAAATATTTTTCTCCTGCAGGTTGACCATATAGATCACCTCTCATGGCGATAGACGCTGCTTTTTCTTTAACTGGAATGTCTTTTATTATTCCTTCTGCTTTTAAAGCTGTTATTCTTTTACCAACCGGTGATCTAGAAAAGTTTCCCCTAAATTCTTGAGTTAATATTTTAGAAATAGCCTCTGCACCTAACTTATTATTATTTGCAAGCTGTATTATTCTTTTTTCTATCGCAGGAGCAAAAGGTTTTCTAACAGCGCTTTTACCTTTTGGTTTATTGATTTTTTGACCTGGAGATCCATTATCAAACCCGATCCGTCCACCATCAGCTAGTGGATTTCTTTTATTAAAATCTTCAAACATCTCTCTATCAATTGCTGATTGTGGTCTTTCCATTTTGCTTGCTGGTACGACTTCGTCCTCATCAAACAAATCTATAATACGTAATAATTCTTCATCCATGTTATTCTCCTAGCATGCCGGCTAGTCCGCCTTTTGCATATTCATAATCAGAATAATCATAATCAGGACCACGATCTGCTGCATATTCTGCGGGTCTTTCATCTGCTTGTTTTAGTGCTGCTTCTCTTTTTTTAGATTCTACAAACTCTTTCATTGTAGGTTTATTATCTCCTCTTGCATATATTTTAACTTTAGTTAGATCAGCTGTTAAGTCTTTTGTGTTACTAACTACATTTTCTATGCTTTCTGTTTCATATCCACCATCAGGATCTGTTGCATAATTTCTGTAATCTGTCTCTACTGCTTCGAATTCTGTTGGAGTTTTACCTTTAACACCTTTTTCTAGTTGGCCACCTCTAACTTCTAGTGATACGATTGCATTCCCTTGTTCATCCACAACATGTTTTGTTGGATCATCAATATCAACTCTAACTGAACCACTATCTAAATCACGATAAACTACTGCTGTTGAATCTTCATCTATTTTTGCTAAATGGACAACCTCTCTATCTTTTGTGGCATATTTTTTAGTTACATCTGTGCCCTCATTAATTATTCTTGTAACTAAAGCATCAAACCATTCTGGTTTACCAGCAGCTGCTGGTGTTGTTATAATTTCTTTTGCAGCTTGGCTCGCGGCTCCTTTACCTGCAAGTTTTAATAATCCTGTTTTAAGTGCACCGATACCTGCACCAACACCGCCCATTAATTTTAAAAATGCTCGTCTGTTCATACCAGCTTTCAAACCAATACGACCACCCATAGCTTTTTCTTCTGGATCATCTTTTGATTTTTTCATACCTTTGAATCTTTGTTTCGATAAACCTGTGTACGCTTGATCGTACAAATCTAATCTTTCTTTGGTTGGAAGGTCATCATACACCTTTCCCATTCGTTCCGCTAGATCCTCTGCAACAAGTTCTGCATCGTATTTTATATCTCCTGCAAATCCTGGTGAAGCATTATCGATTGCTTCATCTATCATTGTTTTATTTTGTGAAATAAATTTATCAGCTTGTCTACCACCCATAATACCTTTAGATGTATCGATGACGTTGCCTTCCATATCGACAACTTTATCTTGTTGTTTAATTCTCTCTAGTGCTTCTTGTTTGATTTTTATCTTCTCAAGACCATCTGGCATTCTACCAGTCACTTTGACAAAACCTCTTGTCAGTCTCTGGATCATCTGCGGTAGTGTAAACATAGCCATTAGTAATAATTCCTTTTAGTTTTTTCGACCTTCTCGTCGATATAATCTTCAGGGTGTCCGATCAGACCGCCCTGTCTGAATCGCATGATCGCCTGTGTTGTTGAATCGACCAGGTCGTCATGATCACCATAAGGAAAGGCCGCACACTCCTCGATAACGTCGTCTGCGAATTTCTGCTCAGGTGCATATATCATACCAGATTCAAACAAAGGTGCAACAGCATTTACACGTGCGTGCTTGTCGTTTCCCTTTGATGGTGTGAAGTTTACCACCGGTATATCCATCTGTCTTAGCTCGTATGTCAGTGGCAATCCCGATGCTTTCGCCTCGATTATCACGGACTCGGGTTTCCAATAATCGTATTGCTCTAATGCGAGACGACGTAATTCTGGAAACTCGTACCTGCCTTTGACGGCATCTAATAATATCAGACAGGCGGGGCTGT